CCGACGTTAGTCGTAATTGATGAGGGTGGGTTGGGGGCGGGGATTGTGGATAGGCTCAAGGAGCAGCGGTACAAGATCAAGGGGGTGAACTTTGGGAACAAGTCAAAAAACCCAATAATGTATGGAAATATGAGGGCGCAGATGTGGGGGGATATGAAAGCGTGGTTGAAATCTGCTAGTATTCCGCACGATAGGTTTTTGAAGACAGACCTGATTTCACCCTTGATGAAGCCTGATTCACGGGGTACGATCTTCTTGGAGAGCAAGAAAGAGATGAAAGCACGGGGTTTAGCTAGTCCAGATGCTGCGGATGCTATCTGTGTGACGTTTGCTTTCCCTGTGGCGCATCGTGAGTATCGTGAGGCGACCCCTCGCAGGTACTCTGACTATTCGGCGGTATCAACTGGATGGATGGGATCATGAAAACAAGCAAACCCGGCCTATATGCCAACATTCACGCCAAGCAGGAGCGCATCAAAGCTGGCTCTGGCGAGAAGATGAACAAGGTTGGCAGCAAGGCAGCGCCTAGCGCCAAAGATTTCAAAGACTCTGCCAAGACGGCTAAGAAGAAGTGATGGCTGACTACACTGGCATTAACAAGGTTGGTCAAGTCGCCAATGTTGGCGGGGGGCCGGGTGAGAAGGACGACCAGCGCGATATGCTGGCAACCATGCGCTCACGCTTAACAATGGCGGTGGATGCCTACAGCGACTCGCGCAGCAACGAACTGGATGACTTGCGGTTCATGGCTGGCAGCCCGGACAACCAGTGGCAATGGCCTGCTGACGTACTGGCGACTCGCGGTGCTGTCCAAGGGCAGACCATCAACGCCCGTCCTTGCCTGACTATTAACAAACTGCCGCAGCACGTTCGCCAGGTTACCAACGACCAGCGGTACAACAAGCCTAGCGGCAAAGTAATCCCCGCCGATGACGTTGCTGACCCTGAGATGGCGGAAATTTTCAACGGCATAGTGCGGCACATTGAGTACATCAGTGACGCGGACATTGCCTACGCAACTGCTTGCGAGAACCAGGTTACCTATGGTGAAGGCTACATTCGGGTACTAACTGAATACTGCAATGAGAACAGCTTTGACCAAGAACTGAAGATTGGCCGGGTTCGAAACTCATTTTCGGTGTTTATGGATCCCGCCATCCAAGACCCATGCGGTGCGGATGCGCGGTGGTGCTTTGTCACGGAGGACGTACCCAAGGACGAGTACGAGCGCCTGTACCCAGATGCCGCGCCGATTAGCAGCTTGCAGTCCCTTGGCATTGGCGACCAAGACCTGACGCAGTGGTTGCGCGATGAGACGGTGCGGATTGCTGAGTATTTCTACGTAGAGTACAAGCCTGAGACGCTGAACCTGTACCCCAACAACATCACGGCGTTTAACAACACGCCTGATGACAAGCAACTAAAAGCACTCTACGGCAAGCCGCTTAAAAACCGGGTTGTGCAGCGGGAGAAAGTTTGCTGGGTCAAGACCAACGGCTACGAGGTGTTGGAAAAGCGCGATTGGGCGGGTAAGTACATTCCCATTGTGCGGGTGGTGGGCAACGAGTTTGAGGTTGACGGGCAGATTTATGTCTCCGGTCTGGTGCGGAATGCCAAGGACGCCCAACGGATGTACAACTATTGGGTAAGCCAAGAGGCCGAGATGCTGGCCCTGGCGCCTAAAGCCCCGTTTATTGGCTACGGTGGGCAGTTTGAAGGCTATGAGACTCAGTGGAAGACCGCCAACACCACCAACTGGCCCTACCTTGAGGTCAATCCAGACGTTACAGACGGTGCTGGCGGGAGTCTGCCACTACCACAACGCGCACAGCCACCAATGGCCTCTACTGGCCTTTTGCAAGCCAAATCAGGAGCGTCTGAGGACATTAAGGCTGCAACAGGGCAGTACAACGCTAGTCTAGGTATGGGCGGCAACGAGCGCAGCGGCAAGGCTATCCTAGCCCGTCAGCGCGAGGGTGACGTTGGTACTTACCACTATGTTGACAATTTGGCTCGGGCTATCCGCTACGTGACCCGGCAACTGGTGGACATGATCCCCAAAATCTACGATACCCAGCGTATTGCGCGGATTATTGGCGAGGATGGCGACACGGACATGGCAAAGATTGACCCGTCGCAGCAGGAGCCGGTTAAACGGATTGTCGACCAGCAGGGCATTGAGATTGACAAGATTTACAACCCCAACGTCGGCAAGTACGATGTGGTGGTGACCACCGGCCCAAGCTACAGCACTAGACGCCAAGAGACACGGGAAGAAATGGCGCAATTGCTGCAAGGCAACCCTGCGCTTATGCAGATTGCAGGCGACTTGTTTGTTAAAGCAATGGACTGGCCTGGTGCGGATGAGTTGGCTAAACGGCTGGCTAAGACTATTGACCCCAAACTTTTAAGCGACGATGAAGACCCGGCCCTGCAGGCTGCCAATATGCAAATGCAAGCGATGGGGCAAGAGATGCAGCAAATGCAAGAAATGTTGCAAAACGTCCAGCAGTCAATGGAAGCGCAAACTCTGGAGATCAAGCGTTTTGACTCTGAGGTCAAAGCCTACGATGTAGAAACCAAGCGCATGACTGCCTTGTCGGCTGCTATGACGCCAGATCAGGTGCAAGAGGTGGTGCTAGGTACAATCCACGGCATGATTACCAGCGGCGACCTGATTAATGAAATGCCAGGGCGTGATATTGGTATGCCAGAAATGGAAATGCAACCACAGGAGATGCCACAATGAAAGGCAATGAATTTGTAGGTATGCTGTTTCTGGCGCGTGATGTAGCGCACAGCGTTCATTTGAATACCCGTAGCTACTCCAAACACGTTGCGCTCAATATTTTTTACGAACGTATTGTTGGTGCTGCGGATGATTTTGCTGAAGCCTACCAAGGCCGGTATGGCCTGATGGGTCAGATTACGCTGGGCAACAACAAAAAAACGGCCAACATTATTGAGTTTCTTCAAAGCCAGTTAGATGAGATTGAAAAAGTACGCTATGAAGTGTGCGATAAATCTGACAGTTCGCTTCAGCAGTTGATTGACAACATTGTTGAGATTTATCTGCGTACTCTCTACAAGTTGAGGTTTTTAGCATGAGTACAACATCTTTAGCCCCAACGCCCAAGCTGCAATTCTTTGACGCCAATGGCGCGCCGCTGGTGGGCGGGAAGCTGTATACCTACGCTGCCGGTACAACGACTCCATTGGCGTCCTACACCGATTCCACAGGCAACACTGCCAACACTAACCCCATCATCCTAGACAGCCGTGGCGAGGCCAATGTGTGGCTCAGTGGGGCTATTTACAAGTTTGCCTTGTACAGCGCCACCAACGTGCTGATCTGGACGGTAGACAACATCAACGGCACAACCTTTTCAAGCAACGCTACTGGCACAGGTTCGCAGGTTGCTTTCTCTGTGGTCAACGGGTTTACCGCCATTTACATCAACGGTGTGTATCAAAACCGCAACACCTACACGGTCACTAGCGGCACGGTAACGTTTAGCGAAGCGCCGCCATACACATCCATTATTGAAGTTGTTTACAACTAGGAACTGCCATGTTAAAAGCCACAACCTCAGTCATCAACGCCAGCCAGATTGCAACGCCTATCACATTGCCTGGTAACGTTACCCTATCTACCGGCAATCTCGTCATTGGCACCGCAGGCAAAGGCATTGACTTTTCCGCAGACCCTTCTGCTCCTGGCATGACCAGCGAGTTGTTGGACGACTATGAAGAAGGAACATGGACACCAGCATGGGGTGGAACAACTGGAAATCCAACTGCGACTTATTCAACACAAACAGGCAAATATACAAAAATTGGCAATCGTGTTTTTATGTGGTTTGAAATTGCAACAGCTACTGCATCTGGTGGGTCTGGAACGCTTCGCATTACTGGACTTCCATTTACTATCTCAAATGCCAGTTTAAAAACTGATTACGCTGTCACGTTTACTACAAACATGCCTGAAGGGTCTATTGCATCTGGTACTACCATCAATCTGACAGCTCGTAAATCTGACGTTGAAATTAGTTATTTATCTATCTCATCGTTGAACGGAACTTCGTACATTATTGGCACGATTGTTGGTGAGGCTTAAGGAAAAATCATGAGTCTTACTAAAGCATCTTATTCGATGATTGAGGGCGCTGTAGTCAACGTCAAAGACTTTGGCGCAAAAGGCGATGGAATTGCAGATGACACAGATGCAATTCAAGCTGCTATTGATTACGCCATCAAGCAATACGACCCCACTGAAACCACTAATAACACAAGCAGTGTTGAGTATTATTGGCAGCAGAAAGCCGTTTACTTTCCTCGTGGCAAGTATCAAATACTGACAACTCTAAATTTGAGTTTTCGCAATCATTTCACCATATTCGGTGAAGACAAGTTCAATACTTCCATCTGGTACAACCCACCAGCCCCCACAAGCGGCATTGTGATTGACGCACGTTGCTCTAGTTGGGCCACGTTCAAAAACTTTCAGATCAACCTAGGTTTTAAAGCCCGCACCGGAATTTATTGTGCAGGCAATGGAGTCACTGCTCCCGGCTCTAAAGGTAATGTCACTGAGAACACGTTCCGCGATCTGATGTTCTGGTGCCAGCAAGGTGACTTGTCACCACCGTATAACGACTATCCAGACACCTACGACCCACTTGATGCCATGCTGTGCGTTTACACCACAGAGGGCAATCCGGGCTACGACTCGATGGACGATTCTGTCATCGAAAACTGCCTATTTTCGGCAAACTCGCTGAACAACGGTTTTGCGATTGCCACCTCATCGGGCTACAACCGGATCACGAACTGCGATGCGTTTGCCGCAAACGGCATTTTGCTTGGCAATGGTGCAGCGTTCACTTTGACCGATTCAACATTTGTGCTGTACGGCCCGGAAGTTGAGGATGGCTCGCACAATCACGCGATGATCAAATACTCTCCAGAAGATACTTTGATCTCCAATATTTACGTCACAAACTGTTATCTGGAAAGTAATAACTACTACGGCACCTTTTGGGGCGCAAAGGTTGCTTACTATTTCCAGTCTGCAACACCACCTGCTCCTGATCTTCAGTCTCGGCCACGCATGTCGTTCCGTGGTGGCTTGTATTCTGCTGGAAAGAACGACCAGTTCCAGTTTGACATTCAGGCAAATCGACGTGCCACGATCAACATTTATGACGTTGATCTACAAGGAAATAACCAAGCTGTCATTTTTGCGCCTGATTCGTCCGTCAGCATTTACAGCAAGAATACAGCATCAACCGGAAGTTCTAATACTTACCAAACGTGGTTGCCAGTTGCTTACAATTCGTTGAATTTGCATTACGATAATCCTGATTATTCTGTTTCTGGTGCTTCAGTTCCAGATGCTAACATCACGATTACTGCAACAAATTATGCATCCGGTCTTGATTTCTTTGACATGGACACCGCGCTTGTCGTTTCTTCAACAACGAATGGCAATGTCACAATTACATTGCAAAAGAACGCCACAATTACACGCCAGATCACATTGCGATCAAACATCACAATTGCTCTCAATGGCTATTCGTTGACGGTCAACGCCAATGTCTACAACGAAGGTTCACTGACCATCACAAACATCCCTGGCAGCGCAACACAAGGCGGTAGTCTGCTGAGTGCAACCAATGGAATCTTGAACTATGGTTCATTAAAGGTCACAAACACGACAATGACAACAGCCATTGGAGCAAAGTCAGGCATTGCATCGTTTGCTAAAGTTGCTTTCAGCGGCTCTGGCTCAAACGTTGTTTTGGACGACGATGCTCAGGTCTATATTGATGCGACTACCAGTACATTCGTTGGAACTGGTGACATTGTGTACATCAACAGCAATTTAAGCAAAGCTGTTGTCAGAAACACTACTTATTCACCACCAGCTACAGGTTCATGGCGTGTTGGCACAATAGTCGAAGCAATAACACCTGTCAGCGGCCAATATGTTGGATCGGTTTGCACTGTTTCTGGTACACCTGGGACATGGAAAGCGTTTGGAGCAATTCTTTAATCGAAGGAAATCATTATGTTAGAAAAAAATGTTTCAGTTGACCGCACGGAGGTTTTAGAAAACGGTTGTGTGCAAGTTCGCACCAAGACCGCAATTATGGAAGATGGCAAGCAAATCAGTGGCACGTTCCACCGTCACGTTGTCGCCCCCGGTGATGACTACAGCGCCGAGGATGCCCGTGTGAAGGCTATTTGCAAAGCAACGCATACGGCAGCTGTGGTGACTGCTTACAAGGCTGCTGCTCAACCATGATACGAACCGCCTCTGGCCCAATCCTGCTGTACATGAAAGCCTGTGGATTCCAGGGGTGGACTAGCTTTTGGAACGTCATCTACATGGCCCCCGGCTATGAGTTGAACAACGTTTTAATACGGCATGAAATGATGCACCTAGAGCAGATGCGGCGGGATGGCAAGGTCTTGTACGCTATCAAGTACACCTACTGGTTACTGCGCTATGGTTATAAAATGAATCCGTATGAAGTTGAGGCACGAGCCGCTGAACAAACTTGAAAGACAAACATGACTGATACCACTGCGTTTATCCAAAACGGCGCTACAACGGCCATTACTGCAAATTCCAGCGCACCTACTGCCGTACAAATTCCGCCTAATTTTACGGCCTCAACGCCGCCCCGTAACCAATACCGGGTTGTCAATGTTGGTTCAATAACCGCATTTTTAGGGGCTGGTGCAACTGCCGCTATTGCGGCAACTAACGCTGCGGCAGTTACAACAACCGGCAATGCCATGCCCATTGTGGCTGGCGCTGTGGAAGTGTTTAGCTTCCCACCAACTTGGTATTTCACCGCAACTGCGGCTTCTTCTTGTGTGCTTTACATAACGCCGGGGGAAGGTCTATAATATTTGTACTGGCCCAATGACCAGGGATTCTCAGGAATCAAAATGTCAGAAGTAGAGCAATCAGCGGAATTAGCCCCCGCGCCGGAACTGGAAGCCACGGCGGCCACACCAGAACCCGTAGTTGAAACGCCGGAAGTAGCAAGCAAGACATTCTCGCAGGAGGAACTTGACGCCGCTATTGGAAAACGTCTCGCAAGAGAGCAGCGAAAGTGGGAACGAGAGCGACAGCCTGCGCCACCAGTGGCAGTGGACTTACCTCCGCAAGATC